TCTCTGCCCATTCAGCATGAGTTCTTTTTGTACCGTCTTTTCTTTTAGCAGCTCCCGGCATAGGTGCAAAAGGTTTTTGAAATAAGAAGACTAACTCCGTAGTGTGTGGTAAACCTGTTCGTACATATATATACTTACTGTATTCAGCATGGTCCCAGAACCTACCCTTGGCTTCGAGTAAGATAATCTTTGAATCAATTTCTTTTACAAAGTCTGGCTCATACTTATGATGTATGACGTATTCTATTTTGTTCCAATGATGTTTCCAATCTTTAAGAATGGTTTGGTGAATGTCATACTCCCAAGTACTGTCATACCCTTTAGGTACTCCAATCTTCTTAGGTCTTGGTTTTCTAGGTACTCTCTTAGGCATTTAATTCTCCAATAGTTATAGAAGGATTACGTTTAACTTTTTTATAAAACCATCTTAAACTATAGGCACTGATTAAAAATTTTCTGTTGGCGAAGAGGTGTGTCTGCTCGGGTAAGAACTCACTAAGATTTTTTCTGTGTATCTTAGAGGTATCTTCTCCGTCAGGCACCATCGTTCTTAACCATTCAATAAGTAAATTTTCTGCTCTACGTCTTAACTGTTTTGCTTTGCTTCCACTCATAATCTTGTTACCTCAATAACGTTAGGGGCTTTAGGTGTCTGTGTTAGATACCTATTACCGTTTGAATATCTAAATACTCTTAAACCTTTACCATCGTTTGAATCCTTGTAACATTCAAATTTATGTCTGCAATAGACACAGCCTTTTGCAAGTTGCATGTTACCAGACTTACCATCCGGTATAGGATTGTAACATCTCTCAGGTGGAGTAGAAAGTTTGACAGCTTTTTTAATACTACTAATTTTCTTTTTGATGTTAGGCTTATCAAAGTTATCAGGTCTATACAAAGCTAACTCTCCTGACTCTTTGTTAAGAGCTAGGAAACCACCATTGCTTGTACCCTCTGCTTCTTCATACCCAGCTAACTGTGCCATGTAACCAAACGCATCGTTCTCTGCGAGTGTCCCATCTTTAAATTTCTTAAAGGCAAAGCCGGATGCTGTTTTAATATCAACCACTTCACCATCAATGAGACAGTCTATGTGTCCTTTGATACCTGAGACAGTAATTTCTTTCTGTTCTCCTGTTACCTCATGTCCTGCTAGTTTAACTAACAGCAACACAACTTCCTCAAGCAAGTGCCCATATAAGAATTTAATAAACAGGGAGGGAGGCATCCTTTCTGGAGTACCTTCAGTCTTCATGTCGTACCAAAGCTGTCTTTCTTTCCTGCCCACATTAGACATACGTAGGGTAGTGTTACCTCGTGGTGCAGGGTGTGACCAGTTGTAAAGAACTTCTTTCATAGACTCACCAAACTTATCTATAATGGCTTCGTCTAGTTCCATGTGCTCACCATCAGCAAGTACACCTATCTTATTATAGATGTCTTCTACTAGTGTGTCAAGTGTTTTCTTAGATTTAGTCATATTTAAACGATCTCCATGTTATTAATAATATCTTTAGCTATTTTAAAGTCTACCTTAAACCATTCTCCTTTACGCTTAAGTGCTTTCTTGGCACACAAAGCATGAGCCTGTTGTTCTGCTATGCGTCTATTGTCAAAGTATTTCTTAAACTTTAATTTGAAATCTCTTAGCGGACTAGAAGTTTGATAACCTTTAAGCCTGTCTTCAGCCTCGATAGCCATGCCTATTTTAATCCAGCCTTTCCAAGCTGGGTTTGTAATTATATAAACTTCTCCATAAGAAACCTTATCAAACATTGCGATGCTTTCTTTTTTAATAAACTCTAAACTAGTATTATTAGTTTTAGAAGTAAGAATTCCCATAGCTTCGTATGCTGAAACCACCCCGTTTGTTTTATAGATTTCATGGTAAGGGTGTATAGGATTACCTAGTTGAACTCTTGTACCTTGAATAGTTAATCTAGATTTATTTTTTAAAACATAACAACTTATACATAAGTGTGTCTTTACTTTCTGTGCTGATTCATACCAATTTAAATCAGTTAACTTTACCTTACAACTTATACAATTTTTATTGCTTTGTTTCATTCTAACGCCTCTTTCGGTCTAAAAAATTTTGTAATAAAACTTTCTATACTACTTGCTTGATAATAAGTATTGCTGTACTCACCAGTAACATAAAGGCTTCTCCACTTACCGGTGCCTATTATATAGTCATATGTATAGCGTCTCCTGTTACCTTTACCGTCTTTTCTAGGTATAGCTTTAGTAGTCAAAGTAACTGTGTCTTTTTTTATTTTATATTCTATTTGTTCATCTTCCAAAAATTTCTTTACCTCTTTCTTGGTTTCAGTTTCTGATTTAAAGGTAGGTTTAGGGGATAAAAATCTAGTATAAAAATCTTCTATCCCTTTAGATGTGTAGTGTTTATCAGGATAACCACCTTTGTTCCACGGTGCCCATCTTCCAGTAGTAGAAAAGTACGCATACTTGGTGTCGTTAAAATATACCCAGAACATAGTTGACCCTGCTCCTGCTGTTAGGTCATAGTCAATAGCTTTATTATCTAAAAACTTAATGACATCCCCAACAGTTTCATCTGTGATGTGGCTGAACCGAAGCTCTCCTTTTGAATTTACTCTGTTAAACCTCCACTTATATTCTTTTTCTTTAGTTTCTTTAATGTGTCTCACTCCAGTTCCTCCCTATTTTATATTCACCATCCATAGGACAGCGAAGACCGAGCTCTTCTCCTGCTTTTATGATACTCTTAACTGCAAGTTCTCCAGTAAAGTCAGCCTGAGATTCTTTAACTTCTATCTGCCACTCATCGTGGATGTTAGCAACAAACTTATAATCAATAGCGTTGAGTCTAAGTAGGTCATCTAATATACTTAAAGCTTTCTTCATAACAATAGCCCCTGCTCCTTGAAGCAACGTGTTAAGTGCGGCATGTGTATTTCTAATGTATAGCTTCCTACCATCTAACCCCTTAAGGTATTTCTTGGCTGCTGCTCTCGTAACTCTATCCCTAAGAGATTTAAATGCAGGGTTATTATCGAAGAAATGTTCTCTAGCTCGTTTACCATCTGCTGTATTTCCTTCGACCACTTTACCAAGCTTTTCATCTCCTGCTCCGTACATGAGTGCATAGATGAATGTCTTAGCCTGATTTCTTGATTTAAGTTTTGCAGCGTTTTGATTAGCTGTGTGTATATCTCCATCTAGTATCTCCTTGATATAATTTTCATCATCCATATAATGTGCTAACATTCGTAGCTCTAAGCCACTAGCATCAACACCTAGTAAAACATTACCTTCATCCACTATCCAACAGGCTCTACACTCTATGCCATAGGGACTATGAACAGAGGGAACTTGAGCCATGTTAGGGTTCCTGTGTGTCATCCTTCCGGTGATCGTACCATTAGGTATTACAAAGCCATGTACTCTACCATCTTCTTTAACTGCATCTACCCACGAGTCAACTTGAGCAATACGTTTCTGTAATAAAAGAAAGTCTGCTATAAGTTTAGCTTCATGGATGTGTGTAATTTCTGACAGAGTTTTCTCATCCACAATGGGATGACCTGTAGGTGTAAACCTATCCGGCTTCCAACCAAAGTCAATGAGATACTCACCAATCTGTTTGCGACTACCTAGATTAAACTCTTGTAGCGTCTGTCGCATAAACGGATTAAAGTTACTGGTGTCTAAGCATCGTTGGTATTCATCATCAGTCATACCACGCTTGGATAAGTTACCATCTTTCTTGATGTAAGGTGTTACCTCTTTAGTATCCACCCACTTAGGTTTAAAAGTATTGTGTACATCATCCTCAATGATCTGCTTCTTTTCTCTAAGCTCTGCCAAAAGAATCCCAGCAGCTATCATATCAAATTTAAAACCGTTAACTTCTTGTTGCTTAATAATCTTAGATACTGATTGCTCTATCTCAATACACAATTTACTAAACCCCTTGGACTCTTGACGTAATGCGTTGTATACAAGTGTGTTCACTTGCACATCACGCACACAATACTCTAACATCTCTGCTGAGTAGTTAAGATAATCTTCAAAGCCTATCTTAGCAAGACCAAGCCTATACCCCCAAGACTCTAAGCTGTGACCACCATCTCTGGTAGGATTAAACAACCTAGATAACACGAGGGTATCTATAACTTCTATCTTACTTAGATCAACACCACCAAACTTTTCTACTAGAGGTATGTCAAAGCCAATGATGTTATGTCCAATGAGGCGGTCTGCTGTAGTAAGAAACTGATACCCCTCTGCTAACTTATGAGGAGGGAATTTAAATATCTCCCCTGAGTTTGCGTCTTGAGCTACGATACAGTGTACAAGTGTAGCTTGAATATCATCAGTCTCTATATCAAATACTAAGTCCATAATTAAAACGCCTCACTTGCAGAGTTATCAAACTCTATATCATTATCAGTTAGTTCTGTTAATCTGCCTGTATCTTTATCATACACAACTCTAGCCGCTAGACCTACATCACCAGTGTATCTTGATTTAAGAACACGAAGTCTTGTAGTCCTAGCTTCCTCGGGGTCATCAGATTGTTGATTCCTTTCAAGAGCAATCACACAATCAGACAGTTGTCCGATACTGTTAGAGCCACGAAGATGAGAAAGACTTACTTCGATTCCGTTCTCATGTCCTTTGTTACCATCGACACGTCTTAAGTGTGACACAAGAATAATACCTGCACCAGTCTCTTCAACTAAACTTCTAAGCCTAGTCATAATCGCATCAATAGCTCGTCTCTCATCACCATCATGTACGGCACTGACTAGCATGTGTAGATGGTCAACGACCACCCACCTACAATCACATCCGATAATCATAAAGCGTAGCTTGGTAAAGATGTCATCAATATCATTGGTGCCAAAGTGTGAATGAACCCATACTCTATTTCGATTATCACCATCATACAGTATATCAAACATCTTATCAAGTTCTTCTTTAGAAAACTTCTCACGTTCTTCATCAACGTATAATCTTGCGTTAGCTTCAATGGAAAGGATACCGTCAATGGTACGTCTCCAATCTTCTTCTAATGCAATGATACCTACGTTGTCTGTAGTACTTTTAATAAGATGATGTTCTAGTTCTCTCGTCACACTAGACTTGCCAAGACCGGTACCACCTGTTAAAGTTACAAGCTCTCCCTGTCTTAAGCCATACAGCTTTTTGTTTAATCCTTCATAAGGATAAGGGATACTTGGTTTTCTCTCACGGTTATGAAACTTCTCACGTTGTTCCGATACATTAATAACACCTGAAGGTGTGTAAACTTTAGCCGCCCACCAACATTCTACAAAGTCTTTATGCTTGTTGTTACGAAGCATATCGTTAGGGTCTTTGAAGCCAGTAGGAAGTGTAAGTATCCTAGCCTTGCCGGGTTTAAACAGTCTCGCAACTTTAATAGCTGCTTCCTGTCCTGCCTTATCGTTATCAAATGCAATGATTACATTCTCAAACTCTTCAAAGAATTCTAAGCTCTCTTTGACATCCCGCACTGCACCCTGTGCACCACGCTTGATGGATACGACAGCCCACTTACTACCTAGTAGTTCGTAAGCCGCCATAGCATCACACTCTCCTTCTGTTATGGTGACATACTTGCCACCTTTAAATAACTGTTGACCAAACAATCCGGTATCGTTGTAGCTACCTGAGACAAAGAAATCTTTTGAAACAGTATTCCTATACTTAGTAGCTGACAGTTCATGTCCATTATAATATGGATATAAATGCTTAACGACCTGACCTTTTAAATCCTGAACCGCTTTAACACCATACTTCTGTGCTGTTGCCTGAGATATTTTTCTATCTGTCAGTGCTATAAAGTTTCCTTCAATCACATTGTCGGGTTGTTTCTGTTCTATTGATTTAGTTTGTGTCATAGTTTTTCCTTCACATGAGTTATTATAGTTCGGCATAAATTCTCCACAACTGAAACACTTTGCTGAACCATCTTGATTGATTCCTACAGCATCGCTGCTGGTGCAAAGTGGACAAGGTTGCTTAAGTTTATCCCAAGTTTTATCTTCCATATTAGCCCTCACTAATGGTTATGGTTTGTCGTCTGTTTCTACTACTACCTCAACCTCTTCAGTTGGTGTAAAGATGGCTTCTTCTCTATCTTTTAATAGAGCTTCTAAGTTACCACGATGAGCACGACTTGCAAAGTCTAAGGCTTCAATGATAACTTGTAAGGTACCAACCTTCTGCACTATAACAGTAGCTTCTTGCTTCACTCCATCATCAGTGATGTTATTAATGTCGAAGTTTGTTTCGCCTTCTTCATTCTTGATAGTGATAATCATAATTAAAACT